GGGATATACCGACCATCAGCACCCGGTCGCCCGTGCGCATCTGACCCCCGTCGGAGACCTTCTTCTGTTTCATTAATAGCATCAGCCTTTATTTTCTGATCAGCCTTATACAATGCGGTTGGAATTTCCATTAAATAGGCCTTTATTTCACCGGAGTTTACCGGTTTACATATCGCATTATTTAGACTATCATTCCTATTAGCTACATCTTCCTCGGTAAATTCCGCACCATCTCTTGGTACGAGATTATACCCGCCTTCCATTGCCTGGGTAAGTCTATCTCCCTTATCATTTACCCAACGTCTCTTAAAACCCGGTCTATTTTTCATCGCCATTTTAAGTCGTTGGACACCTAAAGGTACTCTCTTTTTTCTTTCCGCCATTTCTATTTTCCTTTACCACTGATAATCTTTAAGATATTGTTCCTTAGTGTAACCGGGTATTTCTTTAATAAACTGTTTACAACTCTCCTGCGCATCTTTTGGGAGATTGTTAAATGTTCGCTTCCCAGGTTTAACAGGCGCTTCCCCGTCACCTACAACCGCAGTAGGCCTTTCGCTCTTAAATCTATCCGGGAATCGAAGTTGAACTTCTTTTTTCACCTCATCATATAATTTCACACCGGTAAGGCCGGATTGATCTTGAAGGTATACCGATATCGTACTTGCATATTTTTGCAAGTCTGGTTCATTAAACCACGCATTACCAGCAACCCATTGGTTAAATTCGACTTGTGCCGCTTGGTTATCCACTGGAATATCAACCACCGGCACCTCCAGTACAAGGTCCTCTTTTTCTTTTTCGGCTTTATCAAAACTATCGGTGTCCCCTTTTTCCACAGCCTCTCTCTGTCGGTTAGCAATATCCTTTAACGCCCTGTCATAGGCTCTTTTAGCCACACCTGCTTGATGTTCTTGGAATTTACCAAAGGTTTCCCTCATGCCAGATATGGTACTATTGAGCCCGACGATTGTCCCATCCATCTTTCTCATGCGCTCACGCATTATGGGAAGCTCATTTTCGCCACGTTCAACAAACTTATCTGCATCAATCCATCGTTCTTTGTCCCCTTTAAAATTTTCCTCTGGGACCCAACCCATTCGTTTAGCTCTATCTTCTACACTCATACCTATACTCCCATAATAATAGCTGCAATATCTTTGTCGTTCATTAACTGGTACTTCTCCCCATCCATCCCACGTACTTGATACCCGGCTGCTCTACCAACATAAATGTGGTCACCTACTTTTGGTATTTTACCTTCCCAATCTTCAAAGGCATTACCACCGTGAGCAACAAGAGTAGCCTCTACTTGTAACATTTGTTGTTTGTCCCGTAATGTAGCCGGGATATATATCCCACCAGATGACTTCTCATCAACGGTATCCAACTTAACAAGTATTTTAAATTCAACTGGATACAACCCACTTTTATTCATTTTTTGTCCCCGATGTATATAACGGCTGCTTTTAAACTGTCAAAAGCATTACCACCATTTCTAGTAACCATTCTTGCTACAGCACCGAGTGATTTCCATTGAGCACTTGAAAACCTCCGGTCGCCATCATCCCGCAATAGTACAAGTATAGTCTTGTCTGGCCGCTTATTACTGTCGTCAACGACTTCAGCTATTGAGTAAACCCCGGTCATCCTTGGCGTGATAGTATAGAGAACAAAATCACAAGTCTCTCGTTCCTGAATTTCTTGTTCCATACATGCTTCTGTCCAATCAGGAACAACTGGGTTGAAATAATCAACCCCTTCCTCATGTAGATAAATCATCATTCTATTACGCCAGGTACTTTCGTTACATGTGCCACCTAAAAATACTTTAGTCATCTACCTTTTCTCCTTCAAAAGTCATCTGTAATATGAGATCAATCCCACATATAATTCCGACCGTTTTGGCTGTTGCCTCTCCTGTACCCTCCCCATTCTTAAGGGTACCGCCATTTGTAATATTAAACACTAGTCTCTCTCTTTCCTTCTGTAACTCCTTGAACACCCGCTGTGTTATTAGGTGCTCCTTCCACTCTCGGTACTCTTGCATCTTCTGTTCTCCTCATTGCCTGTGTTTTAGCGCCTAAATCATCTATGAACGCTTTATAACTTGCTAATTGTGACCCCTCCTCCTCAGCTTCTGCTTTAGCAATATAACTAATAGCCCTTGCCCGAAGGTCTTCTATTTCTGCAAAAAGTTTCATACGTTGTAAATTGGCAGCCTGAGCTTCCAATCTAAACTTTTCTTGCTCCAATTTAATCTTTTCCATATCCGGGTCAGGCCGTTCCGGCGGTCTTGCATCCGGTGGTAATAACATATCCGGTGGTGCTTTTATTGCTTTAAGATACTGTGCTGTAATCCTATCCTCGTCTAAACCTGGGCGCCCGGATATCTTCATCAGAGCTTCAGCCTTCCCAACTCGTTGGGTCTCTAATGTAAATAACGGATCAGCCGATGGTATAATATCACAACTCTTGGTATCAAAATCTGACTTGTTAACCTCTTCATCAAGAACTTCAACATAATGCTTCTCGTTAAGAAATGCAGCGTTAAGTTTATATATAAGTTTTAACTCTTCTGTGAATGATCGGTAAATTCTTTTATATATTCCACTAAAAACTTTTAGCCCCTGTTCGATTAACGCCGTAACCGTAGCCGCAGAAACATTTTCCCCCGGTTTCTCCCCAGCCATAGCCTCTTGAACAGACGAAATATCTCGTCCAGCGGATATCAAAAGCCCTAATAAGGAAAATAATACTTGTGACGGTTCCCTTATGGGTAAAGGCACAATACCTGATTTTAAGTCGCCAGCCATAATATCCGTCTGTTTCCATTCACCAGGCGCAAATCGTACCTCACCTTTTGTTAATCGAAGTCCCCTGCCAAGAAACCCGCCACCGGTATTGGCGAGGGTGCCCCCGTCTAACAATTGGTTTATTGTGGTATTAATTGAACTATTTATGGGGTATAGGAGCGTACCGAATCCAATATCATAAAAAGTCCCTGCTGGGTTAGGGATGAATGGGTATTTTACAAAATATTGAGTAGGATTAATTCTAATAAGTTTACCAGCTTTTAATATGAGACTATCAGCATCATATCGTGCCACAATCCTCATAACCTGACTGGACTCTTTATGCACAGTTACAATGTACGGTTCCTCATAACCATCCTTATCCAAGTCAAGCCACCGATGCTGTTCGATAAATAAATGAGGTGCGTCCTCATCGTTATCTTCACTCGGTGCGTTCCCTAAATTTTGTTCTAACCATAAGTCCGCTGAAGCCATTTCAATCGCATAATTATTATACTTATAAAATTTATGTGAAACACGTCTGGCCTCTTTTAAATTTTTAACTTTTGCATTTACAATCACATCGCTATAGGGCAAAAATTCTGTTGCCACCCGTCCCAACAGACTATCATAATATACTTTACGAAAACATGTGCCTACAATCGGCAAAGCATGAAGCAAACGATCAGTATCATCTAACCAACCGCCAATCTCTTCAGTCAATTGGTAGTCCATATACCGCCCGACCCGTTGCGCCCTTGCTTCTTTCTGCTCCTGGTCGTCATTACCTACAATTTTAACATTAACAATAGTCTCATCGGGAACAAGTTCCGGGAAGGCCCTACTTGCAAACTGTATAGCCGCTACTGTAATAAGCGGATATTTCACATTAGCTGCGTTAGGCCATGGGAAATCCTTCTTTTCGTATGTTTGATTGGCCAAATCCATGGCCTCTTTATTTATTTTATCTGTATCCGATCGAGACTCAAGGTCTATATCATACCCGGTAACAACATCCTGCCCTATCTTAGCAAGGGCCTCTTTTGTTAAATCTACTGCGATATTATTACTGTATATAAATTGTTCGATTTTTTTAGTATTCATTATCTAAAAGCGTGAACATCCTTACAATAATTTTCAAGTTGTCCTTCAACAAAATTACGGATAGCACCGAGATTTGCGTCAAATACCGTTGCAAACCTTTCACTATCCACCTTACGCATATCAACTATCGACTCATTATATTTTATATTAATAGCCCTTTTATTAGGATCGTGACTAATCGTAAATGCGTTCGCCGGCCCAATAACTTTAATAGCCACCTATATTATTCCTCCCTTGAAAAGTACTTGTATCCTGTTCATTCCACATATCTTTCTCATACCATACCGTGTCAAGAAGTGTCAAGCGATATAAATTCTCCATCATATGATCGTCTTTATCCATCGGTTTCTGTGTTTCCTTATCCCACATATAGCCTTCAATTTCAAAAATTGTCCTAATCAAATCATTAAATATATACAAAGATGGCTGCTTATTAGGCCCTTGTAAATGATTTTTAATTAATAATATACCTGACGATTTATCTTTCGACGCAGTCTCCAACGGGTGCCCATGCGCCCCAAGGACTTTCTGTACCTTCTCGTACACCGTTGATTGATTATTACTGTCACTTTTTGAAAGTGGGTCTATAATAATCCGATTGACTCTGTAGGCATTCATATTACAACACCGTATTATCTCCTCGCCTACCCATGTCCCATCACCATAGTTCCATATCTCGTTGACTAAATACTTTAAACCATTAGGAGATACAGCCATAAAAAGCACAGCTTGCTTTTCCCGTGGGTGGACATCTATCGCAATATCTACGACCCAGTCCAACGGTATCTGAAACCGTTCAACCAGATGCTCACGTCGGTCATACTGTGGGTACACCAGTCCACTCATATACGACGGTATACCTTTCAACCGAGCGTCTCTCTCCTCCTCAGTAAGCGTCTTGGCGAACTGATCGACACCTTCCTGGGTAATCCCGAACCCTACATTTACCGAGATATCACCATGGACATTAAATACCGACATATCTGGCCGCCCCTCTGCGTCTACCGCCTTAATTATCTCCCGGTCGACCCATGGCTCCTTAAGCAAGGTCATACAAAATAACTCACGGCCCTTCCGATCTATCAGACCACGGGCGTTAGCTACACGGATGTCCCTCTTGGGCGGCTCATCATAAATAACCAAGTCCCCAGACCAACCCTCATGTAATTCAGACTCCTGTAAATTTGACATTATCTCAAGGGTACTCCCGGTTATGAGGTCCGTCCAGAGGGAATCCACACCAGCGTTATTCTTTTTCTTTTTGACATCCCGAACCCCAGGCCACCATTTCTCCAGTTCGGGTATAAGCACAGCTTTTATCTGCTTCTCCCAGTCCTGCCCGATATAGCGTACCCTCCTCGGTTTTTTATGTGGAAATATAAGTTTCTTATTATTCCAGGGCCAAAAGCCCATAAGTGTACTCAAGGCTATAACTGTACCTATCGTTGTTTTCCCGATCCGATTCGCTCCTGTAAATGTAAAGACCTTAAGCGCTGGGTCGTCCCATGCTTTTAGTAATTTTTCTTGTACAGGATTCGGCTTGTTAAAAAATTCTATAAGATTAGCTTCCTTGTAGGAAACCATTTTCGCCAGTAGCTCGGTCTCTTTAGCCGCAAGCTCCTTAAGCTGGTTCTGTAACGCCTTCTTGCTCATTCATGGACCCCTTTAGAAATTTTCGTTTTCCGACCGGGCTATATAGCTATATACGAGGAGGGGGGGAGGGTTGAAGGGCACATAGGGCAGGCCGATCTGGTGGTTCCTATAGCTCCTATAGCTCCTGTAGCCCTGTAGCCCTGTAGCCCTATAGCCCTGTAGCCCTGTAGCCCTGTAGCTCCTGTAGCTCCTGTAGCCCTGTAGCCCTGTAGCCCTGTAGCTCCTGTAGCTCCTGTAGCTCCTGTAGCTCCTGTAGCTCCTGTAGCTCCTGTAGCTCCCTGTAGCCCTGTAGCTCCTGTAGCCCTGTAGCTCCTGTAGCCCTGTAGCTCCTGTAGCCCTGTAGCTCCCTATAGCCCTATAGCTCTCGGAGCGCTTCTTCAAGTTGTTTTCGCTGCTGCTGTATCTCATCCAGGCTGTCAGACATGTCAACGTAGGCGACATTGCTG